GTTTTATGGTTAATGTCGATGACAACATTAAACAACTCCGGGACAACTGGAACGCGTTAGCTTTTCATATGAGGGAGTCATCTCCCTCAAACGCTTTACATACGCAGTGCAAGAATGCATTATGATTTCTAGTAGATGAATACGGATTGAAAACCCATATTCATTACCAAAATTCAGGTAACATTCTTGCAAATATCGCACTTCTCACTTACGTGAAGAGGTTCGCGCCTTAAAAAGACGCTAGCCTCCGCAAAGTACGATTTCCGCCTAAGACACCACAGTGCCCCGATGTGTTTGTGAAACACTTTAAGTTTTGGCATAAAACTAGGTCTACATTAGTAGCCTAAACCAAATGGATCAGTTTAATTTGAAATTAGAATGGTTGATTTGTTGTCAAAGAATTGACGGTTATAACAACGCATTGGATTTTTCATTCGCTTTCTACCCTCATATAAGATTTTGCCGATTTTGTCATTCGTGACAAGTCGTTGCTTCCTGAACTTTAGTTCACAATGTAACTCTCCAGGTCTTTCGAACCAGATAAGATAAAAGAGCTTACTAAAAAGTACAGGATCTTGAGGTGTAGCCAGTTTTGAATGGGAAAAGGGAATTACTTCCCTAATCGCATTATTCATGTCGTCAAAGGTCGACCAATCTTTATCCATAGGAAAAGATGGGAAATCCTCCGATAACACTGCTGATAGCAAACGAAGCTTATTTTTGCTCAAAGGAATATTGAAGCCCAGGCCACCATGTGTCTTGGGAAAATTCCACTCACCTTTAAAAGGTCTGAGTGCATTCATATTCTTGTAGAAGAAAACTCGTTGAGCTCGCTCCTTCCACTGTTCGGGACATAAGTCCATCATTTCGTTGTATATATCTCCGAGGTTTGTAAATTCCTCATCCACTATTTTAGTGGACTTGATAACACTACGGCGAACCCCCATAAGGAGTCCCATATTGATGAAACCAACGTGACGTATCTTTGTATCTGTTACTATATAGTATCTACTATTCATAGTAAAGAACGAGTTCGAAACGTACGTTTTGCCTAATGATTCTTCTAAACCCATGACGAAGCCGGCTCTGCGCCAGACATCGTAAACCGGTTTTTGACCGTTCCAATAAAGGAGACAGTCATCGCCGTTGATAACGCACGGAGTGCGGTACATGGGTAAATCTTTATTAATTACCTTGCCACGTTCTAAGGCATATCTGCACAAACTAAAGTTTGCCAAACATAGAACGATGAAACTTATAATGGAGCCCATCAACTGGCCTCTCTCCTGCAGTTTATATTCGCCCTTATGCTCATAAATATGACCAGTAAGTGCGCGAACAAAAAGTTGTCGGAAAGGACCCAGTGGGTGTTTCTCCTCAAGTTTCGTAAATACATCATTTGCGACGGCTTCACTTACCCAGCTATTGAGTTCATCAGTAGCGGATTTGTAATCACCGGATAGGAAATTCATTCCTCGCAATAAAGGTATTATCTCATTTAAATCTTTAGAAGATATTGGTTTTCCAATAAAACGGAAAACCTTGAAATTCTTAAGATGAG